CTGCATTGCAGGTAGTAGTCGACGCCGTCGTCACTGGGGATGATGGCGTGCAGCGTGTAGATGTCGGCGCCGTGCTGAATGCGCCAGTCATCTGCAATACCGGCAGCGGCGAGCTGGCGAACGGTGATGCGGGCGGTGACCTCAGACTGCGCCTGCTGCGCGGCGATCAGCGCACGGCCGGACAATGCCGACACCTGCGCCCAGATAGTCGCTTGTGTTGTCCATGTGATGGACTCGCCGCCCATGGCGTCGCGCGTGACGGTCTTGCTTTGCAGCGTGATGCGGCGGTTGAGTTTGCCGGCGTTGAGCATCGCTATGGACTCGGTTCAGTAAGCGCGGGGGTGGGGGGCTCAGGGGCGTTGTGCTGCATCCAGTATGCCATGCTACGCGACGCAAGAATTCTTGGTAATTGTAAAGGTGCCCCCAATGGCGCGAATCCTAATTACGTGTTGACTTCTATAAGGCTAGGGCACTCATGGCTGCGTTTATTTCGGCCACAAAAATACCGTTAAATGTTCGCACTTACAACCGTCCCGGTTGAAATTTCAGCAGCGCCAGGTGTGAACGTGTGGCTGAGTAAGGTTCCTGCAACCACATTAAGGGCAGTACCACCGCCAGACAGAATAGGCGTTGTAGAAGTGCCAATGAGCTTAATCACTCCTCCCTGTACTTTGGTCGCTGTTCCTGCAACGCTGTTTGGGGACAGGCGAATGCCATACTGTGCGGCATTATTGGTGGTGAGTTCGATGTCTGGACTGATAACAGTTGTTAGTCCACCAGCCCCGCCGCCGTTGTTGTTTTCAATTGCGGCATAAGGTGATGACAGGGTAATGGTCGAGCGAATCTTTGGCGAAGTGAGGTGCAGTTTTGTCGATGCGCTAAACACCGCCGCGCAATATTCGTAACAGTCCTCGCCGTAAAAGTTGCTGATTTGTACGTCTGCGCCGCTTTGCACTCGCATACCATTGTAACCGCCTATTATGCGGACATCATTTCCGTGTACTGTTGCCGCATTGACATAAATGTTGCAGGAGAATTGGTAAGATGCCGGGCGGGTGCCGGTGGTTTTAGGTCGCACGCTTTCCACGTTGCTCAGGTTAACTCGTGTTCCCGCAGTCATGATATACAGGGACGATGATTTGTTTATCACGCTTGCCACAAAGTTGCAATCGGACAGGGTTGCGGTTACTGACTGGACCCCGAGTGGGGAATCAATAAAATCCATGTTCCTGAGCGTAATTCGGCTGCCAAGCGCCGTACCAGCGAATGAACCGAGATAGCTGTGGAACCACGCATCAGACCCTGCGCCAGCGCCCCAACTCTGTGTAAGGTCAACCGGAGCGCAGTTACGCACCTTGATGTCGTGCAACATGATGTCGTATGGGGCGTCGCCGGTGCTGCCGTGAATCTGGAAGCCACCATAAACCATGTCGGCAATTACACCAGAACAAATCTCAATATCAAAACAGTCACTATTCGCGATACTACCAATGCCTTGGCAGAGCGGCGCAGAATAGGTGTTGTAAACCTCAAATCCGTAAATAACCACACCATCACACTGGCGACTGAAGCCGATACCAGGATATGCTGGATGATCCGCCGAAAGCCCGCCGAAGTGACCGATGCTGCCAGTACCCATACCCGGAGAGTCCACAAAAATCTTGCTGATTATGGACTTCTCGCCACCTGTGGAAGCACTTGAGGCACCGATGTGCAAACCCATTGCGTTGGCTTTAGTCATCCAGACGCTTTCCACGGTCATCCCAGTACCACCTATGTAGAAAGCATCTGATGTTGCATTATCTATCTGGATTTCCTTGACGCTAGAATTCGGAGCCCGAACATCAAGGGCAGGGCTTAACTCCCAGCGGTTCGCCAGTGGATTGTTTGTGGAATTTCCATCAAGCCGTAGATCGCTGATTGTGTTGCGCCCAATTAAGCCGGTAGCTTTTAGGATGCGGCTGATTGTGCATAGAGTAGCCCCAATCGGAACCGTCCAGCTTGTTGTAGCGGTTTCAACATGCGTTGTCGTGTTGGTGGTGATCTTTTTGTTACTACCCGCTGAGGTGTCAAACAGAACAGATATAGAATTCCCGTTTATACCTGTGACCCGCCCATAACAATTTGTATAGGAAATTGACCCAGCGACGGTTTGGTCATCTACTGCTACAGACTGCCCGACGAAAAATCCGGCAGAACTCGTGACATCAAAAACAACAACTGGCTGTGTGGTGTTTGGGATAGTTGCGGTTGCAGTTAATGCTGATGCAATCTGATCGGCCAGCTTAATTGTGGAGTAGTTCCCGCGCAGGATTTGTGTGGCGCCAAGTGCAATACAATCATGCACTACATAGATTTGATTACTCGGTAAGATGATTTCATCGTAAGGGCCGGCTGTGAGAATTGCTGTCTTGAGCGTTGCCGTGTCAGTCGCGGCATCTCCCGTGGCGTGAGCTACAACAAGACTAGACAACACTGAGCCGCCGGCCGGCCCCACCAGCCCCGTCACGTTGCCGCTGGCGTCAGTGGCGAACCTTACTCGGCGGCCGCCGATTTGGTTGTTCGTGACGGTCATCTCACACCCCCATGAACAGAGATACCGCCGCACCGGTGCCGCTGATTGCAGTCACATTTCCGCGCACGTAGGCCCACGGCGCATCCATCTCGATGCCGGCGGTCGCTGACGTGGTGGAGAGCGTCAGGGTGATGGTGTCGTGAGTCAGCCAGTTTGTGGCGTCGTTGCTGACTTCGATTCCGATGGTGGCTGAGCCGGATCCGGCAGTGGTGGCACCGACGGCCTGGAAGGTTCTGGCGCATTGATCGACATGATTGGCGATGCCAGAGCCAGGGGCTGTGACCGCATTCAATAGAAGCATAAATACCTTTCAGATCGAGTGGATCATGTAGGGGTCGAGCAGGCCGTCCCAGAAGGCGCGCGGCAGTTCGGTGACGATGATGCCGGTGACGATGGCCTCGCGTTGCGCGTACCAGGTGCCGAGCGCGAGCAGCATCCAGGCCTTGAGTGCCTGCGGCACGTTGGCGCTGCTGCCGTAGCCGGCGGTATAGTCAATGCGGATGCTGCCTGGTTCGTTGCGCGCGGTGGGCCAACTGGCCCCGTAGGCCGGAACGATGCTGCCGACCAGGCTGTCTGTGATGACCTGGTAGGCGGACGCCGCGAGGGTCTGGCGCAAGCCCTCATCATCCAGGTAGGTGACCGCCTGGACGCTGACCAGAGGCGGGCGCGGCAGGGCGATATCTTGTGGCCAGGCGGCGTGTGTGCTGCGCCAGGTCTGGCTGACCAGGGCGCGGCCGGTGCGGGTTTCGGCGGCTTCGCGCGCGGTGGCGATGAGCGCGCTGATCAGGCTGTCGTCGGCGCTGTGATCGACGCGTAGATGCTGCTTTGCTTCAGCCAGGCTGACCGGCTCTTCAGAAGGCGCAGTGAGACGGGTGAGGCCCATGGGTTACTCGGCGGCGGCGGGATCGGGGTTGTCGGGACTGGCATCCGCGGCGGACACCCCGTCCGCCGGCGGTTCGGTTTCCATTTCCGTTTTCTTTACGGTGTGGCGGATGACTGTGGCGCCTTGCGATTTGGCATAGGCAATGGCGTCCTTGTGTTTGTCGATCTGGCCTTGTTCGGCGAGATCATTGGCGACGGGGGCGTCGAATTCGACGACTTGTCCGGGGCGATAGCGCTCGCCATCCAGCTCGAACGCGCACAGGATGGTGGCGGTGATGAGTACGGTTTTGGCCATGCGGATCTCCTGGCGGTTGTCCGGTGCGACGGACAACCGCGATTAAGGTATTGCCTGGTTAGGTGGCGGAGTGCTTGTAGGTCTTGACGGCGCCGGTATCCAGGAGGTTGCCGCCGGCCCGGGCCCAGGCGAGGAAGCCGATCTGGCCCTTGCTGAGGTAGGCGGAGTCCTCGAAGCGGAACAGGGTGACCTCCAGGGCGTCGCGCACCATGTAGCGGCTGAGGTCGCCGAAGGCGATGGAGACGGCGTTGGCGGCGGGGGTGGGCATGGCGTTGTTGAGCTGGATGTCCGCACCCAGGAGCTGGTCGGCCTTGGCGCCTGCAATGCCGGCGTCGTAGCTGGGGGTCCAGATGGGACGGCCGGCGGTGTCCTTGATCTTGCGGATGACCTTGCGAATGGCCTGGCTCATCATCCAGCCGAGGTTTCCGCTATCGTCGTAGGCGTAGTCGATGGACTCCTGCAGGTCGACCAGGTCGTCATAGATAACCGTGGTGGTCTGGCCGGTGGTGCCGGTCTTGCCGACACTGGCGGCGACGGTGAGGCCGTAGGGTTCGCCGGATCCGCTGCCGATGGTGAACTTCTTGTTCTGGACGCGACCGATGCGGTCGCGCACGCGCTTATTGACCAGGGCGATGATGTCGACGTTGCTGTCCTGCAGCAGTTCGATCGGCACAGTGATGACCTTGGAGCCAAACTTGAAGGTATTCAGCGGGACGGTGCCGAAGGTGGGGTCGGCGGTGCCGGCGGCGACGTTCTCGGCGACAATCTCGCCTTCTTCGCTGGTGCCGTCGCTGGTGGGGTAGCCGAGCGGGTTGCCGGTGCTGGTGACGATGCGGCTGGCGCGATCACGGATGCCGCGATAACCGGCAATGGATTCGATCAGTTCCATGGCGACATCGGTCTGGACGGTGTAGCCGCCCTGGTTGCCGGTTCCGGTGGACATGGTGTTGCGAATTTGCGTGTGTTCCGCCGGG